TTTTTTTAATATACTCCAAAATTGTGTTATCTTCTTCAGATTTTGGAAAAGTATTATAAGAGGAAATAACTAATTCAGCATCAGGTAAATTTTCCAAAATAGTAGGCCATAGTTGAGTTAACTTGTTTAGACCTCTCTCGCTACACGAAGTATAAATAAATTTATTACTGACTTTTTTATTTTTAGATGTGAATAGTTCAGCCGCAATACCATTGTTAATAACCGTAATTTTATCTCTTAATTGAGGATATAAAGAGAGAAAGTGATTTTTATGCCACTCTGTTTGACAAACGCATCCAGTAATTTTTGAAGACCATTTTGTTAAAATGCTTTCAACTGATAAATAAGACCCATATTGATAGAGCGCTACATCGTGACCCCAAATAAATGTTTGGTATGCGGAGAAATTTTTGTAAATCTCATAAAAATTCAAGTATCTTGATATAATTATAGTGTGAAATGCTGTAGTTTTTATCAAATTACTTAGGTTTTGTAAATTAACATATGTAATGTTATCAAATTTTTCTTCATCAACCTCTCCAGCAACATAAACATTATATTCTTTTGGAAAAAACTTCGACAAACAAGATATAGCAGTTTCAGAGCCACCCAAAGCATTATTAACACTAAAAGAATTATTCCATTTACAAGGCGCGTACCCAGAGTAAATTAATATATTTTTACTCTTGGAACATTCTTCTAGAGAGAAAACAGGTTCCGAAAATTTGGGAATTGTTATACCATATTTTTCGTATTTATTCATAAATTCGTGGTTATAAATTGGATAATTTATAGAAATTAAGAAGTCTACATAATCTTTAAACAATTTGTTAAACTCGACGTCATCAGATTTTACTTTGTCGATAAAAAATTGTAGATTGTATAGCATATTACCTATAAAAAACTTGCTGTTCTCTCTGTGTTTCTTTGTAAATATTATTCTATACATTTGAATTACTGTATCATAGTCCTGAACTTTATCCGCAACTAAAATCATGTAATATGGTAAATATAAGTTTGATTTGCTTGAATCTAAAAATAGTTTATTATTTAACCCAGTACTCAAATAATTGTTATTATAAAATGATTTTAGCACGGTATAATACCCATACGCGACGTCATATAAGCCGTTACAACAATAATATGATATAAGCTCATAAAAACACTCTGCTCTCTCTTTATCATACTCTGACGATTTTACAAGATAAAACATACCTGTTTCTTTTTGATTTAACGCATTGTAACAATTATACATTCTTAAACAAGACACGTATTTTTCCTGACTCCAATTTTTATTGTCAAGCGTTTTTTTATACCATTTGATAGCATCTTCGTGTTTTCCACAATCATAATAACTATTCGCACAATAAAACCCGTATCTATTATAAAGTTCGTCGTTATTTTTAATCGCCTCCTCATATGCTTTTTCTAAAATTAGAGCATCTTTAAAATATTTATTTACATCACGACTTCTGTCTCCACTCTTACCTGAAACAGTGTAGTAGTTCCCGGTAATGATATCCATACCGTGTGTAGGTTCTATTGATGTTATAATTTCATGTAAAACTCCCACATATTTCCATCTTTTCTTATTATTAACAATTTGGGTTCTTGTATAACTAGTTCCATTTGCGTCTCCAAATTGAAAATGATATGAATCCTTTGTCAAAACGGGTAATACAAAATCACCACATATTTCATCATCCGCATCAAATACCATCAAATATTTACTTTTACCAAACGCATGAGCGAGCGCTATACTTCTATTATGTCCGAAATCTTTCCATTCATCCTGATAAAGCTCGCCTGGAATATCAACTTCTTTAAAAAATTCGGTTATTAATTCTTTAGTATTATCCGTTGAGCCTGTATCAGAAATAACCCAATAATCAAACTTTACTTTTTTTAATAGCTTTGTTAGAGTGTTTTTAATAATATGGGCCTCATTTTTAACAATCATATTTAAACAAAGTAAAGGTTCTATATTATCTGTTAACCTTAATTCCATTTATAACAATTTATTCATCAAAATCTTTAATAAGTAATTTAATATATATTACTTAAAAAATTAACTCAATGAATATAAAAGAGTATGAACCAAGCAACATTTCAAATAGACGAAAATCCCGATGTAAAACTAACACAAGAAAAAGATAAACAAGAAAAAGTTAATTTAGTAGAAGTTGTTAAAAATAGTGTTATAACGACATCAAATACGCCTATCAAACCTAAAACACCTATTAAAATAGTAGAAAATATCTATTATTTATAATGATTAATAACATAAAAATTTATTTTATTAACTGTATTTTATGTGTCATCCTCCGAACCTGCTTTTAATTCATCGGTTTCTTCAATAGGGATTATTTTAAAAGTCATATCTTTTTGTTCCTTACAAGTTTCTAATAAAAGCATATAGGATTTAAAATCTCTAAAATAGTCATACGCATTTATATCAGACAATTCTTTTTCACTAATTTGAAACTTATTTTTTATTTGTAAAATAGCCACACCTCTATAATTTAAATGATAATAATAACTAAAATCTATATTTTGTGAATAAACCAACAACACATGGAAAATAACCTTCCAAACATCACCAGTCCATGGTTCACCGTATTTTAAAATCCCATTATCGTAATAATGCTTTTTAGGAATTTTTAATTGTTCATCGTACGTTAAAGGTATAATATCGTCAATTAAAAGCCTACCGCCATCATTTAAAAAATTTATACTATTATTGATATCTTTAACTACAAATTCACTTTGATGCATACCATCTATAAAAACCGCATCATATTTTGTGCTCGATTCTAGTTTTGAAAAGAATTCATCTGATGTTTCTATAGCAAGTTTATCAGAAATAAAAGACGGTGACGGGTCAACTCCTGTTTTATTAATAAAATGTGTCTTATTAAATGTATATCCATTTTCGACGCCTATTTCTAAATAATTATCTTCAGGTTTCGTTAGTTGATTAATAACCAAATGCCTATCCATTAAATTCGTATTATACACTGGTTTGTATACATAATTATTAATTATTTCAAAGTTTGCACACGATTTATATTGTAACATAAAATATCTAGTCATTGTTTCTGGCGATTCATCAATCAATGAATAACATTTAAATCTAGAAAACCCATAACTATCTAATTTATTTTGTAAGTAAAAAATACTTGACTTGTTGTCTAGAATAAAAAAATCGTTTCTTGGGTTTTCGTACAAGACCTTTATTTTTTCCATATTAAATATTAAACTATCAATTCCTATAATACAATATTGGGTGTCATAATCATTATTAACTACATGGTTACAATATTTATATTCATATGAATCGTCCCTCTTCCAAATTTTACTATGACTTGTAATGTACTTTTCATCTTCATAAGCATCCATTTTTTTCATATGGTCGCTTATATTAAAAATATCATAAAACATTGGACTTATGTATTGAGGGCCAATTCTATTTATTTCTCCATTTCTAATTAATGAAAAATTATTATTGTTGTCATTCATATATTGAATATACCCAAATTTATGAATTTTTGCTATTTTTGTTGTAACCGCTGTTCGAAGTATTATTTCATAATCATCGCAAATGGGTAACAATTCACAATAGTTACCTGTTTCGATAAGAGTTGATTTTCTCCAAATTCTTGGGTGATTCGGACAACAAACCAAATGACTTAGTGTTATGTTATTTATATTTGGCGTATTGTAAACGTAAATCCACTTTCCATTATATTTCTGACAATAATAGCTACCATATCCTTTACAAATAAAATCTCCGTATGAATGATTCTCTCCATTCTCATATAAAGATGCGCAATCCATATAAATAAAACCAACATCATCATGTTTATCAAAATAATCAGCAGACTCTTTTAATACAAATGGTAAGATTTCATCGTCATGGTCAAACTCTAAAACATACTTACCTCTACATAATGAAACCGCTTCATTTTTCACATTACCAATGTTACCACTATTTTCACCCTTCCTATAAAGTCTTACACGCGAGTCATTAAGCATTAGCTCTCTTAAAAACTCAAAATGTTTGTCGTCAGGAGAATCATCGATAATAACCAATTCCCAATCTTTTAATGTCTGATTTTTCAAACTATTATATGCTCTAGTTATTTTATGATAAGAATTATATGTTGGTGTAAAAACAGAAAAAATTGGTCGAATATGTTCTCTCTTATAAGCACAGTTATATATAAAACAATAATTCACTTTTCTATTAAACTCCTTTACGGATGATATTTCTTTTATATGAATCCACCGGTCGCGCATTCTTTCGGTTATAACAGACATAACATTTGGAACATATTCAGATTCATTGTCTCCATAAGTTATTAATATTTGATAATTAGAATCAAATAGTTTGTTTAAATCATCTTTATTGCTTGTAAAAAAAATAGAACAATCTAGTTGGGAATTATTTGTTATGAGATAATTATCAATATCTGAAAATTTGTCTAGTCTATAAAATATAACAAATGGGTATTTCATTTTATGTTATTACTTGATGAAATTTTTAAATTATATTCATAGTTAATATAAATATAAATTTACATTAACTTTATATTGAATTTAATATTCGGGAGTGTGTTTCTTGAATAGGCATCCTTGTGGTGACAAACCTTTCAAATCCGTCGTAACAACGGTAGGGTTCTGATTAGAACAATCAGT